TATAATATTTTATAATATTGTAATGATTTATAATATTTTACTATACCATATAAAGATCTATATTATTTTATAATATTTTATAATATTTTATAATATTGTAATGATTTATAATATTTTACTATACCATATAAAGATCTATAATATTTTATAATATTTTATAATATTGTAATGATTTATAATATTCCTTGGTTACGTTTTGTACCTTTTTTGGTTGGTGGTGGAATTTAATACAACCACACGAAATTATGATGTGTTATTATGATAATGTAGCTCTACAAAAACATCACCTATTGTAAGAACTATGATTGGATTTTCAGGTTCATATACTTCATATACACAACTTATTTATATAATTATAATTGGTATTTATATTTTTCCAAAAATAGCAAAATTATGTGGTGGAAATATACATTTTTCATTATTAATGTGTATTTGGCAATTTATATATTTTGTATGGTATGCTATATTTTATCATAATGATAAATATAGTGATTTTCAATTATTTATTAACTAATATAAAACTGATTATATAAAAATGATTATTATATTTAAATATAATAAAATGAATGATGTATCAATTATAAATAATAAAATATTAAATAGTATAGTAAATAAAATAAAGAATTTAAGAAAGTCTTTTAATAAATCAAAACAAAAAGTATCTAGCGATACAATGTATAATAAAAATTTAAATAGAACATTATCCGAATTAACAGTTGAATTAGATTCAAATAGATCTTATACTTCTTCCACAAACAAATATTCAAAAACAAATTCTTCAAATTATTCTAAAAGAGATAAAAGTTTAGATTTAATAAGAGTTGGGGACGATGATTATGATAGTAATAGCAATTTATCAACAAAAATTGATTATAATCACGAAATTGTATTACCTTATCAACGTTATATATATACCAAATCACGTAAGTAATGATTCTAAATAGTCTTTTGTTAAAATTTTTACAAAATGACCTTGAAATCCGTGTATAGAACCTGGTCTATTAATTCTTAACCAAGCAATAGCTATTTCAGGTTTAAAATCTAATTTGTAAATTAACCAAATACATATTAATATACCAGTTCTACCTAATCCAGCTTTACAATGGATAGCGATCAATTCATTATATTCATTAATTAAATTAAGATATTGAATAATTATATTATTAGAAGGAATATTACAATCTTCAAAATATAAATCATAAATAATAATATTATTTTGTATTAAAATATTAATATCATAATCATTATCATTATTTAATCGTATCAATGTTTTTATATTTTTATCATTAAAAATATCAATCATATTGTATAACTCTTTATTATTTTTAGGTGATCTGAATGCTATCATTTTATCAAAAAAAATATTTAAATCTCTATAAAAATAATTATTATAGTATTCATATAATGTGTTATTAAAATTATTTAAAATAAAATAATTTTTATTTTTAACAAAAATTAATGCTTGAAAACAATCAACTAAACAACTTTGATAACCACCATAAGTTCCTACACAATCATTATAACTTGTAGGATGATCATTAAATATGTAAGATAATGATCTAATCAAATTTTGTAAATTATAATTACAATTAAATATTAAATAAGAACCTATTAAAAAAATGGTATTTAATAAATATACTGAATCACTATCATTATATACATAATAATATATATTTCTATTATTTAATTTTTTATGTTTTACTTTTGAATCAAATAAATTACAAAATTTATATATAGTACTTATATTAACCGGACCATTACTAATTCCTACATTTGCAGTTTCTTCATGATGATCACTTGAAAAATAATAAATATTAGTATTTTGTTTTATCAATTGTATAGTATGTTCTTCATTTAAATGAATATCAATATATATATTTTGTGTAATATAATATTTTTTTATTGATTCTATTATCATTATATATTTTTTGTGTAATATAATATTTTTTTTATTGATTCTATTATCAATATATATTTTTTGTGTAATATAATATTTTTTTATTGATTCTATTATCAATATATATTTTTTTGTGTAATATAATATTTTTTATTGATTCTATTATCATTATATATTTCATTTTTTATAATAAAAATAAAACTAATAATAAAGAATTTAATATATTACCGAATCCAAAAAAATACAATGTTATGTATTTAATATTCAAGGTAAATAATATATTACCAATAACACCACCTAGTAATCCAATTGATGAAATTAATCCTGCAGAAAATCCTATATTATTCGTTAAATGTGGAAATAATCCAAAAATAGTTCCTTCATTAATATTACATAATAATATAATTAATATTAATATTATATTACTATGCATCATATCTATACAATAATTTTCACAGCCTATTTCTAAAATGTAAAAAGTATATATTAATGTTAAAAAACCCAATATAAATGTTGTAAATATATTAACTTTAATTTTTTTTTTTAGATTATTATATTCATAATTATAATCTGATATAAATCCTCCAAGTGGTCTTCCTATTAAATTAATTAACGCATAATAAAGCGGTATATTATAAGCATCCCTATAACTTAATTTATATTTATCAATTAAAAAATTATACAATGTCGTGTATAATGATATTTCAAAACCAAAACACATTGCATAACTAAATACAATTATTAATATTTTAGTATTTGTAATTGTATTATACAAAGTATCTTTTGAATATATTAAATCTATATTTCTTCTTGGTAAAGATATATAAGAATAAATACTTTCATCTATATTTTCTATATTTTCTATATTTTCTATATTTTCTATATTTTCTATATTTTCTTCATAAAATTTTTTTAATTCTGTATTATTACCATACGGACAATCGTCTGTATTATAATAAATTATTTTAATCATTATTATTGTTAATAATGGACACCAACCTAGCAATAATAATAATGATATAATATTATTTATTGGTATATATTCATAAATATATGAATTTAAATAAAATATTAAACCAATACCAAAATTACCAATTGCACCAATAATTCCTGTACTAATACCAATTATATTAATATCAAACATTGTAATTATCCATAATATTGATAAAATAAAATTAGCACCATATATACCATAACCAGAATATATTATAATTTTAATTATAATATAATTGTGAAATAATGAAGATATCATTAATATATTTATAATTAATCCCAAAATAAAAGAAAATGTGTAAATTAAACGAATACCATATCTATCTGACAAATATCCATAAATTAATCGAAAAGGTATTCCAGATATTAAATGAATATTATGAATATGAGTAGTTTTAAAAATACTATTTTTATTATTTATGATCTCATTTATACAACCTGAATGTAAATTACCTTTATATTTATAACAAATATCACAATCAGCACTTGTATAATTATCAAATTTACATAAATCTAATTTACATTTTTTATTATTAAAATCACACGGTTGTTTTGTTATAATTTTTTGAAAAGAATATAAATTAAACCAATTCATAAATGATAACAATAATGCAATTGAACTTACATAAAATACCCTTGAATGTGGTCTTTTAATTGATAAAAACGGTATTATATTATTTGTTTGTTCTTCATAAATAAAATTATGTGTATTTTTCCATTTAAATAATGCCTTAATTCTACCATTATTTGGATTATAACACGGATATTGCCAATCTGTAAGTAACCACATATATAAATACTTATATATTTTATATTTATATTTATATTTATATATTTTCTTGATTAATTACTTTTGAAAGCATCTTAAGGTGCATTTTATATAAACGCCTATTATTACGAATTATTTGTTTATTATTTTTTAGTAAAGAATATTTATATTTATAACTTAATGGATATTTAATTTCATCATACATATCATCAATACATGATATAGATAATTTATTAGAAATATTTATTGATTGTATATTTGTTGTTAATATCAATGGTGTTAAAGAAATTACAGATATGACATATGACATTATCAATAATAGTCTCATATTATATATAAACTTATATTAAAATAATTTTAAGTAATAATAAAAAATGATAACATTTTTTTATTATTAATTATTAAATATGCCAAAATCTAAATTAACTAAAGATCAACTTATAGAAAAATTAACCAAACATTTTAAAAAAAATAATAATTCATATTTTTTTGAAAATATTCTAAAAATATTATCTGTTGAAGATATTTTAAAATCATTAACTGTAAATAATCTAAATACATTATTTGGTAATATAAAAGATAATTTAAGTCAATCTCCAAATGGTCCTGCTGGTGCTATTGATCCTATAGAAACTATTAATACAACTGATGTAGATACTAAAATTATTCCTCCTATAGCGCCTGTAATACCATCTAAAAAAACATTAGTAGAATCATTAGCTTATTTACCTTTTAATACAAAAAGAAATCTTAAATCACCTGAAAGTTTTGATCAAAAAGTAGAAAAAATAAAATCAATTAGAGTAAATGCAAATAAACTTAAAGCTATTATGCAAATAACACAATTATTTGAAAATGATATAATTAAAATGGAAAAAGGAGATAATTTTAATATACAAATTATTAATTATTTATCTCTTAGAAATACTACCTTATTATATATCGGTAAAGTATTAACTGGAAAATTAAAAGATCAAAATGTAGTAGTTAAAGTTCAACCTAGAATACCTAGTCCATTAAAAAGTAAATTACCATTTGGTTATCAAGTTACTACAGAATATACTAAAATGAATGAATTACAAAACTATTGTAATACTTTACCTATCCCAAAAATATATCATTATGGTCTGATTTCACCAATATGTAATGGTGATATTGAACGTTATACTTTAGTATCCGAATTATTAGGTATTGATTTAGCAAAAGGTCTTAAATTCAAATCAGTTAATAAAATTAAAATAGATATTATTTCTTGTATTAAAGCTTTTCAAATAATGCATAAATGTGGTCATCTTCATTTAGACATTAAACATGAAAATATTGTTTATTCTGATGCAACAGAAAAAACTATTAAAATTATAGATTTTGGAACTAGTGAATCTGTTAATAATATCCATAATGAAAGAAAATTTGATCCTAGAACTCCTAATGAAGGCACATTATTATATATGGCTACTATGCAACACAATGTATCTATTAAAGATTATATGGATGATTTACAAGCATTTGCTTGGATGTTATTAGATCTTTTAGGTGATAAACCAATTGGCTACGGAATACCTTGGTGTGGTAATAAAAAACCAGATGAAGTTAAAAATGCAAAATTACATTTCATTGAAAATTGTAAAAATGATTCCTATACAAATGATATTCAAAATGGAACTTTAACAAAACATAATATTAGTATAATAGGTGAATTAGCTAATTATACAATAGAAAGAGCCAATAAAAAAGATAAATATAAAACAGACAAAATAACTAGTAAAGGATTATATTATTGTGATTATAATGATCAATATTATATAGATATTATTAATATTATTAATAAATTAAAATAATATTTTATATACATTATAATAATATTTTATATATATTATTAACTTTTATTATGATTAATAATATATTATAATGATATGATAAACTTTTATTATTATTAATAATATATTATAAACTTTTATTATGATTAAT